ACCGCCCTCGGTAGTCTCACCCGTTCCTCAAAATAATGAGGACGGGTCTGACTATTATATACAGAGTGGTTTTTATGGTCAATACGTTGACATAGAAGGTGTATATAAGAATGAACACGATTTAATCAGAAGATATAGGGAAATGGCAAATCACCCTGAGTGTGATAGTGCCATTGAAGATGTTGTTAATGAAGCAATAGTTAGTGATTTATATGACTCACCTGTTGAAATTGAATTATCAAACTTAAATGCGAGTGATAAATTAAAATCAATCGTAAGACAAGAATTTAAAACTATAAAAGAGATATTAGATTTTGATCGAAAAGCACATGAGATATTCCGTAACTGGTATATTGATGGTAAGTTAGCATATCTAAAAGTTATAGACCAGAAAAAACCAGAAGAAGGTTTGCAGGATATTCGTTATATTGATTCGCTTAAAATTAGGTATATTCGTAAAGAGAAAAAGGATAAGGGTGATCCTTATGTAAAAATCAATAACAGACAGAACGAAGAAAACGTAGTTACACCTGAGTTAGAAGAATATTATATTTACACTCCTGCACCAAACTATCCAACAACAATGATGTCAAGTGCTGGTGGTAACAAAGGTATTAAAATTGCAAAAGATGCAGTTACTTACTGTACATCAGGATTGATTGATAGAAATCGTGGAAACGTTTTGTCTTATATGCATAAGGCAATAAAGGCATTGAATCAATTAAGAATGATTGAAGATAGTCTTGTCATCTATCGTTTATCAAGAGCACCAGAAAGAAGAATATTCTATATTGACGTTGGTAATCTACCAAAAGTCAAAGCAGAACAATACCTTAAAGAGGTAATGAATCGCTATCGTAATAAGTTAGTTTACAACGCACAAACTGGTGAAGTTCGTGATGATCGCAAATTCATGTCAATGATGGAAGATTTTTGGTTACCAAGAAGAGAAGGTGGTCGTGGAACAGAAATTACAACATTACCTGGTGGACAAAATCTTGGTGAATTATCTGATATTGAATACTTTCAGAAAAAATTATATCGTGCTTTAAATGTACCCGAATCACGTATTGCATCTGATGGTGGATTTAATTTAGGAAGATCATCTGAAATATTAAGAGATGAACTTAAATTTACTAAATTTGTTGGACGTTTAAGAAAAAGATTTGCTCAATTTTTTAATGATTTATTAAAGACACAACTTATTTTAAAAAATATCATAACCCCAGAAGATTGGGAAAAAATGAGAGAACATGTTCAATATGATTTCTTATATGATAATCAATTCTCAGAACTCAAAGAATCAGAATTGATGAATGAAAGATTGGCAACACTAGCGACAATCGAACCCTATATTGGTAAGTACTATTCAAATGATTATGTAAGAAGAAAAATCTTACGTCAAACAGATAGTGAAATTATTGAAATTGATGATCAGATAGAAAAGGAAATTAAGGATGGAATTATACCTGATCCAAATGCAGTTGATCCAATTACTGGTGAACCGCTTGAAGGTGGAGGAGATTTAGGTGATATTCCACAAGAACCAGACTTAGAAAAAGATGCTGCGGTAACTGATGCACAGTTGAGTAAAGATACCAAATCAGCAGAGATATAAATAATTTATAACATTATATTGAATTAAATGGAAGAAATTGTAGATTTGATTGTCACTGATTCATCTGCCGCTGATATTAGTGATAAAATTAAAGATGTATTATTAGCAAAATCTGCTGAAAGAATTGAGGCAGAACGTTCTAATGTGGGTGCATCAATGTTTGATAATAGTGAAGTTGATGAAGCTGTACCTGAAGAAACACCTGAGGAGGAATAATGATAATTAATGTAAAAGCAGATCAAATAACTGTACCAAATACAGTCGGTGCTGCATCTAGTTTTAGTGAAGCAGCTGTTGTTCGTTTGGTTAACACTGCTGCTACTAATAGAACTGTTACTATTTCTTCAGTAAACACAGGTGCTGGAAAAATAGGAACTTTTACAATATTAGGAAACACATCAGTAATCATAGAAAAGAGACCAACAGACGTTGTGAGTGTTGGTGGTGGAACCGATGTGTTTGGTGTAAAAGTTGGATACAACATTAGTTAAAAAAAGAATCATGAAACTAATCACAGAAGAAATTTCAAGCGTTAAATTTATCACCGAAGGAAAAGGTGCTAAAAAGAAAATGTACATTGAAGGTGTTTTCTTACAAGGAGACATCAAAAACCGTAATGGTAGAATGTATCCAGTAAATACTCTTGCAAAAGAGGTTGGTAGATACAATGAATCNTTTGTACAGAAAGGTCGCGCTCTTGGTGAACTGGGACATCCAGANGGACCAACAGTAAACTTAGATCGTGTATCACATAAAATTACATCACTTCGTCAAGAGGGAAATAATTTTATTGGTAAGGCACAACTTTTAGAAACTCCGATGGGTAAGATTGCAAAATCTCTTATCGCCGAAGGTGTAACACTTGGAGTATCTTCTCGTGGTGTCGGATCACTTAGAGAAGACAACAAAGGATGCAAAGTTGTAGGTGAAGATTTCATGTTAGCAACTGCCGCAGATATTGTTGCAGATCCTTCTGCTCCTGATGCTTTTGTATCTGGAATTATGGAAGGAAAAGAGTGGGTTTGGGAAGGAGGAATTCTTCGTGAACAACTCGCAAAACAAACTGAGAAACGTATTAATACACTCGTTGATCAGAAAAGACTTGAAGAGCATAAATTAAATCTTTTTAACGATTTTTTACTAAATCTTTAAGTTCTATAAATAATATTAGTTTTTATAACTAAAAATAAACAAACCGTCCGTTGGGAACAATTTAGACAAAATGGAAAACGTAGTAACCAAAGGAGCAAAACCTGCAGAGCCTATGCCAAAACTGACTACAGGTGGTACACCACCAACAGTTGAAGACTTAGGTGGACCAACTCCTGAAAATTATAAAGTAGATGATGATTCTGCAAAACTCAAAGATCCTTCAATGATTTTGAAGCAAGTTAAGGATATTGTCAACAAAGGGGCAAAACCTGCTGAACCTGCACCAAAAGGAATGAAGGAAGAAGAGGTAGAAGTAGAAGGTGATGTAGTTGCTGAAGAAGAGCAAACTACTGAGGACCAGGCAGATGTTGTATCCGAAGAGGAGACTACAGAATCCGAAGAGCAAGAAATTGTTGCCGAGGAAGAATCTTCTGAAGAGGAAGAGGTTGTAGCCGAAGAGCAAATCGAAGATTCAGTTGATGTAGAAGAAGATCTTACTGCATTACTTGAAGGCGAGGAGTTATCTGAGGAGTTTCAAAATAAGGCACGTACTATTTTTGAAGCAGCAATAAAAACAAAGATTTCAGAAGTAAAATCTGAACTACAAGAGCAATACGAAAAAACTATTGTAGAAGAAGTTGCTTCTGTTAAGGCAGAACTTGCCGAGCGTGTAGATGCATATCTTGAGTATGTGTCTGACGAATGGATGTCTGAGAACAAACTTGCTGTTGAAGCAGGTCTTAAGACAGAAATGACAGACTCATTCTTAACAGGAATGAAGAGTCTATTTGAAGATCATTATGTAACAATCCCTGAAGACAAATACGATGTACTTAATAGCATGGTAGAAAAACTTGATGAAATGGAAGGAAAACTCAACGAGCAGATTAATAAAAACGTTGCTCTTAATAAGAGATTAGCAGAATCAACTTCTGATGTTATCTTAGCAGATGTATCTGAAGGTCTTGCTGTAACACAGAAGGACAAACTTGCAACTCTCGCCGAAAATGTTGAGTTTGATGGTGAAGACAACTATCGTGAGAAGCTAGTTACACTGAGAAATTCTTATTTCCCAGCTAATCCTGGCGCTCCAAAACAACAAACAGAAAACTTATCTGAGGGTGCGGAAACAGGTCATCAGCAACCAGCAGTCACTGGTTCGATGGAATCCTATCTTAAAGCATAAGCAGATCTGTTAAAAAGTGATTTTTATAGTATAAATCAAACTACAATTTAGGTAAAATTAAATGCAAACCCCAAATTCTGATCATCTTCAGGAGAAGTGGGCACCTCTACTAGACTATGAAGGTTTAGATCCAATTAAAGATCCTCATCGTAGAGCAGTGACCGCAGCACTCTTGGAGAACCAAGAACAAGCAATTAGAGAAGAAAGAGATTTTCTTTCCGAATCATCACCAACAGTTAACACTGGTTCATCAGGTGCAACAGCAGGTTTCTCTGCTAGCGCAGGATCACCTACAGCAGGTTTCGACCCAGTACTAATCAGTCTTATCAGACGTTCAATGCCAAACTTGGTCGCTTATGACCTTGCTGGTGTACAACCAATGACAGGTCCAACAGGTCTTATCTTCGCGATGCGTTCACGCTTCGAGAACATGACTGGTCCTGAGGCACTATTCAACGAAGCAGACACTGCATTCTCAGCAGTTAGTTCTTCTGGTGCTGTTGGTGACGTTGGTAACCCATACGTGGCAGGTTCAGACGGAGTTTCCGTTGGTTTCGGTACAACTGGTGGTTCAAGTCAGTCATCCGACCCATCTGCTTTAAACCCAAGTTCAGGTACTACTCAGTTAGCATATAAGACTGGTCGTGGTATGGACACCGAGAAGGCAGAATCTCTTGGTACAGACAGTCGTGAGTTCCGTCAAATGGGATTCAGCATCGAGAAAGTTACTGTGACTGCGAAGTCCAGAGCACTCAAAGCTGAGTACAGTTTAGAACTTGCACAAGACCTTAAGGCAATCCACGGATTGAATGCAGANGCAGAATTAGCAAACATTCTCTCAACAGAGATTCTTGCTGAAATNAACAGAGAAGTTATTAGAACTATCTACAAGACTGCTGAAGCTGGTGCACAGAGTAATGTTACATCTGCTGGAACATTCGATCTAGACACCGACTCAAACGGTAGGTGGTCTGTTGAGAAGTTCAAAGGTCTGATCTTCCAAATGGAAAGAGATGCAAACGCAATCGCACAAAGAACTCGTAGAGGAAAGGGCAACATGATCCTTTGTTCTGCTGATGTTGCATCTGCACTAACAATGGCTGGTGTTCTAGACTACACTCCTGCCCTTAACTCAAACCTTAACGTTGATGACACAGGTAATACATTTGCTGGTGTTCTTCAAGGTAAGTACAGAGTGTATATTGACCCATTCTCAGCTAATCAAACAAATACCCTAACAAGTCAGTACTATGTTATGGGATACAAAGGTACATCTCCTTACGACGCTGGTTTATTCTACTGCCCATATGTTCCATTACAGATGGTAAGAGCAG